TCGAGATGATGGGCATGGGACTTATCTGATCACTATACCCGATGAAATATTCAAGGAATTTCGTAATAGTGATCTTATTGTATGGCGTCTTAATTCCAACAATCGCTGGGAGGTTATTCCCTTCGATCTGGCTTAAGGGCCCATGCCACCTATTAGGGTATATTTACCAACCGCTTAAAGATATTTTATACTATTTTCTAACTTTGTCAATAGCTAAACTTTTTCTTGACTTAATACTAAGATGTGATATACTTACAATATGAAGAGCAGACAAAAAGGTTATCACGCGATACCGGAAGTACGAGAACGTAGAAGATTATATCGTACGTTAAATCCAGAGCGTGCCCTTTATGATGGTGCTAAATGCCGATCACGCAAAAAGAACTTAGAGTTTGATATAACAATCGAAGACATTATGATACCCGATGTCTGTCCTATACTACTTGTACCATTAGAAAAGTATAATAAGAATAGGGCTCCCTCGCTGGATCGTATTGATAATTCAAAAGGGTATATAAAAGGTAACGTCCGGGTAATTTCAAACCGGGCAAACATAATGAAAGGCGACATGTCGTTAGAAGATATCGAGCGACTTCTCGCATATACGAAAAGAGAGATTTGAAGAATGTTAATTCGCGGTAAAGCGAAATGGGCTAAGGTTATCGGCGACCCTGTATGGGGTTATGAATCAAAATTTAAAGAATGGTCTATTGATGTTTATGTTGACGAAGCCACTGTCGAAAAGCTGAAGGCGGAAGGGCTTGGGTCTAAGATTAAGGACAAGGGCAATGGCCCATACATCAGCTTCAAGCGCAAAGAATTTAAGACCGATCTAGTTACGGGTGAACAAAAGCCCAATCAGCCAATTCGAATTGTCGATCATCGCGGTGAGCCGTGGGACAACCGAGTTAAGATTGGTAATGGGTCTACTGTTCACGTTAACTTCGCTATTAACGAGTACGGCAAGAACCAGAAGGCGGCTAATATTCTGAGCCTCCAAGTATGGGATCTTGTGAAGTACGAAGGGGGCGAGTTCCCCGTTAAAGAAGAAGATGATAACTGGGAAAAGGACGCTGCGTAATGCTACATATTTTTGTTGACCTCTTTATTGCTATTGTTGCATTCCTGGCGGGAGCTTATGCGGGAATTACTAACACCCCCGCACTAGACAAGGCCCTTACTGTCATCAAGCAAGCTGAGGCGGACGCCCAGACTGTTTTGAATAAGATTAATCCCCCTGCAAAAACTAGTTGAGGACATCTATCGGGTAGTTGAGGAAGGCAGTGAAGTCACCGAGGCTCAGGCTACTGAATTTGGCCGTACCTTGGGTGATCTCATTGCCGACCGATTAAGGGCCCGTAAGGCGGGTGGTGACAGGGCGTTCACCCTTAGAATGTCAAATATTGGCAAGGGTGGACGTCAACTCTGGTACGACAAAAGGTATGGAAATGAAGAGAAGCTCCCTGCGCCAACGCTTATTAAATTCATGTTCGGTGATGTCATTGAGCAGTTGGTACTTTTCCTCGCCGATCTCGCTGGCCATCGCGTGGAGGCTAGGCAAGCTGAAGTACACCTCAAAGGTATTAAGGGACATATCGACGCAGACATAGATGGAGTAACGGTCGATGTTAAGTCCGCAAGCACACATGCTTTTCGTAAGTTCGCGGACGGGTCTCTACAGCACGACGATCCATTTGGCTACATCGAGCAGATCGCCGGTTACGCCAAGGCCCGTGACACCGATGGGGCCTTCCTCGCCGTTGACAAACAAAACGGACACCTAGCGTATCTACCGTACACAAAGGCGGAACTAAGTGTCTTTGATGTGGAGTCCCGGATAGACTATATAAAAGAGGTGGTTGATCAGCCTGAGCCTCCTGAAAGGTGTTATCCGGACGAGGAGGAAGGTAAGTCAGGCAATCGTGCTCTTGGTGTGGGTTGCTCTTATTGCAATCATAAAACTAGATGTTGGGCGGACGCCAATGGTGGTTTAGGTCTTCGGACATTTCTTTACTCATCGGGCCCGAAATTCTTGACAAAGGTGGTCAGAGAACCACAGGTGAAGGAAGTTACATTCTAAATGGACAACGATAACAATAATATCTTTAAGGTAATGCCCGGGGGTAAGGCGGACAATCAGTCTGATCAGTTCCCCACAAACACGTACGCCATTGTCTGCAAGAATGGCCGTGAACTTCTGGCGGACGGTTTCCTAATCTTTACGTCTCAACACGTCACAGTTATGAGAGACAAGGGGAAGGGGGCTATTCCAGTTCTTCTTGTCCCTCTCATAGATGTTGAGTTTGCTGAGATAGTTGACGATGATGAGGACGAACCTGAGTAATGGCGTTTAAGAGCGGGTTCGAACGTACTCTTGCCGCTCAGCTCAATGCAGCCCAAATAGACTGGAAATACGAGGCTCAGAAGATCGACTACACGCTTCAGGGCGAGTACAATCCTGACTTTCTTCTGGTCCGCTCGGGTATTCTTATTGAGGCTAAGGGTCTTCTTGACCGTGAGAGTAAACGTAAAATGGTTGCGGTAAAGAAACAGCATCCTGAATTAGACTTGAGATTTGTCTTTATGCAGAATGATAAAAAGATACCCGGGACTAAACAGACACATGGTCAGTGGGCAGAGCGAAATGGATTCCCGTACGCCGAAGCCCGAATACCGGAAAGTTGGTTGAATGAGTAGTAAAGTTCTCTGCATTGATGTGGAGTGGAAACCCGCTCTTGCGTACGTGTGGAAAATGTGGGACGAGAACATCAGCCCAGATCAACTTGTCGATGAGGGCGGTCTTCTTTGCTTCTGTGCTCATTGGTACGGTAGCAAAGAGTACATGTTCTTCTCAGACTGGGAACATGGGATTGGTGGAATGGCCCAGGCGGCCCTAGATCTTCTTAATGAGGCTGAGGCGGTCGTCACTTACAATGGCGATAAGTATGACATTCCCAAGCTTAGAGGGACTATCGTACTTGCGGGTCTTCCTCCGCCCGGCCCAATCACCTCTATCGACCTGATTAAGGTTGTGAAGAAGTTCGGGTTTGTGATGAATCGTCTAGCTTACATCGGGCCGTTACTCGAAGTGGGTGGCAAGATGAAACATGAGGGTTTTCGTTTATGGCGTCTTGTTATGGACGGAGACACAAAAGCTCAGACACGAATGAGGAAGTACAATATTCAGGACGTTAAACTTCTTGTCAATCTGTACAATCGTGTCAAGCCATTTATTGAGAACCATCCTCATCTAGGTGATCAAGTCGGATCTTGCGGTAATTGTGGGTCCAATCATTTTCAATATAGAGGGTACAGGCGAACCAAGTTCTTTAAGACACAGAGGTTACAGTGTCAAGACTGTGGTTCCTGGAACCTAGGCTCGCGTACGAAGGTCGATGTTGGATAGCAATAGGATCGACGAGTGGCGGAAGATTGTCTGTGACCGTCTAACGGCTGAGGAGTTGGTTGAACTTCTTTGTCTCAAAACAGAAGACATATTTGACAGATTCTTTGAAGAATGTTTGGAATTAACCCCGGAGGATTTAGAATGATCGAAGGAACAACTACAGAAGACCTCTTTAAAGAGGCGGAAGAAGCGGCCAAAGCTGAAGAAGCACGTATTGCTGCCAAGGTTGAAGCCGATCTAGGGGCATTTAAAGCCAGTGCCACAACTGCTATTACGGACGGGTCTGAACCAACTCTTGTTGCCGCTGTGGAGGTTGCTCTACGGATGTCACAGAGGGTTGTGGACGCCCTGGGTTACACATTGCAGTACACTCTGACTAAGAATGCTTGATACTAATAGCGAAGCACGAAAGTCCACACCGATTTTTACTGGAGTGCTTCGCTATTTTCCTGATGCCATCGCTGCTGTTGGTCGACTGTCTAAAAAGGGGAATGACAAACATAACCCCGGTGAGCCCCTTCATTGGGCCAGAGACAAGTCAGACGATCACGGAGATTGTATTGTCCGACATCAAATGGACTTCGATCAAATAGATCCCAGTAGCGATGAGTATCACGCATGTGCTGTGGCCTGGAGGGCTCTGGCACAACTTCAATTGCTTGAGGAGCAACGCAATGCATCTGTCCGTATCGACTGACATGGGTATGAAGAAGGTTCCGGTTAAGTCCTATGTCGGACCTGCTGATTTATATGTATCTGCCCGTAGGTTGGCAGAGTGGACATGTACCAATGGGTTCTGGCA